CTACACCGACATCCAGTCCATCTTCACCCAGCTGGTCGCCCAGTCGGGCGGCGTGCTCGAGGCCGATGCGAAGATGTGCCTGGCGATGTCGCCGACGATCTCGGTCAACCTGACCAAGACCAATCAGTACAACGTCAACGTGTACGACCAGCTGAAGAAGAACTTCCCGAACATGCGGTTCGAGACGGCGGTCGAGTACAGCACGACGGGCGGCGAGCTGGTGCAGCTGATCGCGGACGAGGTCGACGGCCAGTCGACCGGCTACGTCGGCTTCACCGAGAAGATGCGCGCGCATCCGGTCATCCAGAAGCTCTCGAGCTTCGAGCAGAAGAAGTCGGCCGGCAGCTGGGGTTCGATCATCCGCTACCCGCTGGCGATCGCGAGCATGATCGGCGTCTAAGCGCCGATTGCTTGATCCATCAACTCAAGGCCCTCGGCGCAATGTCGAGGGCCTCTTCAGCAAAGAGGATACGAACATGGCCGACAAACAAGTGATCGTGGGTTGCAAGCTGCCGAACGGTCTGATCGCCCAGGTGGGCAACACCAAGGTGGAGTTCAAGGGCGCCAACAGCTCCCGTGTCGTGGGCGGCTACGGCCTGACCCCGGTCGACAAGGACTTCGCCGACGCATGGTTCAAGCAGCACAAGAACTTCCACCCGGTCAAGGCCGAGCTGATCTTCGTGCAGAGCGACGTGGTCTCCGCCGAGGCACAGGCCGACGAGCAGGCCGAGGTGAAGACGGGTCTGGAAGGCGTCGATCCGGCAAAGCCGGTGCAGGGCGTCGAGCAGAAGAAGGAAGACTAAGTCATGAGCAGCGTCGTCTTCGATCCGGCAGCTTTCAAGGTCAGGTACCCGGAGTTTACCGCGGTTGACAACGATACCCTGGTCGCGTACTTCGCGGAGGCGACGCTCTACCTGGACAACACCGACGCGAGCCCCATCACCAACACGGTGACCAGAGGCGTCTTACTCAACATGATCGTCGCCCACCTTGCCCAGATCTACTCGGGCAGCAATGGCCAAGCGCCGTCGCAGCTGGTGGGGCGGATCAGCCAGGCTGGTGAGGGGTCCGTATCGGTGTCCACTGACGCCATGCCCAACGCCGGCTCGGCTGCCTGGTTCAACCAAACGAAGTACGGCGCTCAGTACTGGGCCGCTACGCTTCCTCTTCGTCGGTTCAGATACGTCGCACCCTGCGGGTGACCCATGGTCAAGTCCACTCTGACAGGCGGTGACGGGATCAAGAAGCATCTGGAGGAGCTGTCGAAGCAGATTGGAGGAGGCGGGGTTCTTCGAGTTGGGTTCCTGGAAAACTCCGCTTATCCCGACGGTACACCGGTTCCACTGGTAGCCGCGGCCAACGAGTTCGGAGACCCTGGACACAATCGACCGCCTCGCCCGTTTTTCCGAATCATGCTAGCCGAGAAAGCCCCAGGCTGGGGCGTCAAGTTCGGCAAGATCCTGAAGGCGACGGACTACGACTTGGGGCGCTCGCTCGGTCTGATGGGTGAGATGATGAAGGGGGAGCTACAACAATCGATCCGAGACTTTGTGGCGCCTGAACTGGCCGAGTCGACCATCGCAGCTAAGGGATTTGACAAGCCGCTGATCGATACCGGCCACATGCTCAACAGCGTCGACTACGACATCAAGGGTGACCAGCAATGAACCTGCACGGGATTGTTTCAGGAGCCATCGGCGCTGTCAACCCGTTCATCACGGTCCAGCTGAAGCGCTCCACCGGCTTCACCAAGTCGGCTGACTTCAAGCAGGTCCCTGGATACGCCGACCCGGTCAGCGTCCAGGTCCAGAAGCAGGAGCTCACCTACAAGGATCTCCAGCAGGTCAACGCGCTCAACATCCAGGGTGTCTTCACGACCGTGTATCTGAACGGCGTCGTCAAGGGTGTCGACCGAGCCACTCAGACCGGCGGCGACATGTTCGTCATCGACGGCCAAGAGTGGCTGGTCGTCGCGATCGCCGAGCAGTGGAACGACTGGTGCAAAGCCATCCTTTGCCTGCAGGTGTCCGCATGAGCGTCACGATCGACATCACAGAATCTCAGCTGATGCAGTGGCTGGGAAACTTCCTTACAGCTGTTCTCCCGGCCGGAGTCGCCGTCGTCCAGGGCCAGCAGAACCGCGTCCCCATGCCTAACGGGGACTTCGTGCAGATGACCACTGTCGTTATGCCGAAGTTGGCGACCAGTGTTTCGTCGTGGCAGGATCCGGGGTTCAATCCCGGCGTCGAGAAGAACCAGACCAGCACCCGCTGGGACGTCCAGCTCGACTTCTACGGGCCCAGTGCCCAGCAGTACTCGTCTGTGGTGAGCGGCTTGGTCAGGACCGACTATGCCTGCCGCTACTTCGAGGACAACGGCTACAGCATGTCACCGCTGTACGCAGATGAGCCGCGTAACACGGCCATGATCAACGCCGAGAAGCAGTACCAGTCGCGCTGGACCTTACAAGCCAGCTTCCAGTTCAACCCAACCATCACCACTCCGCTCGACTTTACGGCATCCCTTGAAGTCGAGCTTGTCGAAGTCGACACCACGTACGGAGCTTAATCATGCGCACGATTCCCGCTTCGCAGCTGGTCCAAGTCAATCCCGGCGTTCTCGCTGCGTCGGGGACGCTGAGCAGCTTGATCGGTCTGGTTCTCACCGCATCCACCGCGGTGCCGATCGACCAGCCCAAATCGTTTTCCACCGCTGACGACGTCGGCAAGTTCTTCGGCTACACGTCCGACGAATATGTCAAGGTCGCCCAGGTCTACTTCGCCGGCCCCACCAACGCCACCAAGGCGCCGAGCAGCCTGCTGTTCGCGCAGTACCCCACCGCCAATGTCGCGGCGTACCTGCGCAGCGCCGCTCTGGGCCTCACCCTGGACGACCTGAAGCTGCTGTCCGGTACGATCTCGGTCACCATCGACGGAACGGCCAACTCGTCCTCGAACATCGACCTGTCTACCGCGACCAGCTTCGCTGATGCGGCCACGATCATCCAGGCAGCATTCACCACGCCGAACTTCAGCGTGTCGTACGACGCACAACGAACCGCGTTCGTGTTCACCTCGAGCACGACCGGCGCCAGCTCGTCGGCCGGGTTTGCCGCTGCCGGATCCCTGGCCACGTCGCTGAAGCTGACCCAAGCGGCCGGCGCCGTCGTCTCCCAGGGCGCAGTCGCGGCCACCCCGAGCGCGTTCATGTCCGGCATCCACTCGATCGATGCTACGTGGGCACTGTTCACGACCGTGTTCGAGCCGGACACCGCCGACAAGACCGCGTTCTCCGCGTGGACCAGCCTGCAGGACAACACCATCGCCTATGTCGGCTGGGACAGTGATCCCAACGCCAAGGCGAGCGGCAACACGACCACCTGGGGCTACAACGTCAAGCAGGCCGGGGACAGCGGCTCTGTGCTGATCTACGGCGACCTCACGCATGCTGCCTTCATCCTGAGCTACGCAGCGTGCCTGGACTTCGCTCGGCTCAATGGCCGCGCCACCGTGGCGTTCATGTCGCAGGCCGGGCTGGTCGCGTCCGTCGACAACGCCTCCGACGCCTCTGCCCTGCTCGCCAACGGGTACAACTTCTACGGCATCTACGGTGTCGGCAGCCAGCAGTTCAACATGTTCCAGAACGGCTCGGTGTCGGGCGAGTACCTGTGGCTCGACTCGTACCTCAACCAGATCTGGATCCGCGCCAACCTGCAGCTCTCGCTGCTCGCCCTGCTGATGTCCGCCGGCTCGGTGCCCTACAACACGGATGGCTATGCCATGGTCAGCGCCGCTTGCGCGGATCCGATCCAGGCGGCTCTGAACTACGGCGCCATCCGCGACGGCGTTCTGCTCTCCACCAGCCAGGCGCAGCAGATCAACCAGGCCACGGGGGTCGAGGCGGCTTCGATCGTCCAGGCTACTGGCTACTTCCTGCAGGTCAACCCGGCAAGTCCGTCCGCTCGCGCAGCGCGCCAGACCCCGCCGATCACGCTGTACTACACCGACGGCCAGAGCATCCAGAACATCGTGATGGCCGCCATCGAAATCCAGTAAGGGAGCCAAGTAACCATGCGCACTCTCACCTCTGCAAACTCGTCCTTTGCGCTGGCGGTTCCGCCTGCCATCGCGGCTCCCCAGCTGCTCAAGGGCTACGCCACCGACGACACCTTCATGGTCGAGGCGGTCGAAGAAGCCCAGGTCCTGATGGGCGTCGACGGCAAGTTGTCCGGCGGCTTCGTCTTCAACCCGTTCAAGATGACGATCACCCTCCAGGCTGACTCCGAGTCGAACGACCTGTTCTCCATCTGGTCTGCCTACCAGCGGGCCACGAAGGAGGTTGCAGTCGCGTCGGCCACGATCATCCTCCCGAGCGTGAGCAAGAAGTTCATCTGCTCGAAGGGCTTCCTCACGTCCAAGGCGCCGTTCCCGGACGCCAAGAAGATCCTGCAGCCGCGCCGCTACCAGATCACCTGGGAGCTCATCATCGAGGCTCCGAACTGATATGGCCCGCAAGACTGCTATCGTCACCATCTCCGATGAGGGGCGAGATCAAGGAAAGATCTTCCTCCTCACGGAGATGTCCGCGACCCAGGCCGAGCTCTGGGCCATCCGGGTGTTCATGTCGATGGCCAAGTCCGGAGTTCCGGTGCCGGAGGACTTCAAGTCTCTCGGCATCGCCGGTCTTGCCCGTATCGGTCTGAGCGCACTCAGCAGCTTGTCGTTCAACGACGCTAAGCCGCTGCTCGACGAGCTCTTCACCTGCGTGAATATCATCCCGGACAGGGCCAACCAGAACTTCTCCCGCGACCTGCTCGAAACGGACATCGAGGAGATCGCAACCCGCCTGCAGCTGAGGCTGGAAGTCCTCAAGCTCCACTTCGATTTTTTGAAGGCCGTCAAGCCCTTGATGTCGGGGCAGGCTTCGGCGGCAGCGGAAGCATCGAAGACCGGCTAGCGGAGTACACCAATGTGCCGAAGACCATCGCAACGGTGGTCTCGGCACGACTGGCGACACTCCACGAGCTCGACACGATTTACGGCCCCAGAGATCTTTGGTGGTTGCTTGAGATCAACACGATCGATCGGCACAACCAGAACGTGATCGATACCCAGGAGACGCAGGAATGAGCGCAACAGTGATTGACGCGTTGGTTGTTACGCTCGGTCTCGACGACTCCGAATACGAGAAGAAGTACAAGCAGCTTCTCGAGAATCAGAACAAGCTGTCCCTCACTGTCGAGGCTAACAGCAAGAAGGATCAGGACAGCTGGAAGAAGACCGGCGAGGCCATCAACGGCGTCAAGAACCAAGTGCTCGGCCTCTTGGCCGCGCTGGGCGCGACGATGGGCCTCAAGGAGTTTCTGGTCAGCAATATCCAGGGCCAGGCGGCGCTCGGTCGTCTGAGCGAAAACCTCGACATCAATGCCAAGCGCCTTGAGGCGTGGGGATTGGTCGCTCAGGAGATGGGCGGCCAGGCCAGCGACGCCTTCTCGACGCTCCAGAACGTGGCTGGAGGGTTGGCCGAGGCCGCCATCAAGGGTCACTCGTCGTTCACTGACGCGGCGCGCGCTAACGGCGTGGTTCTCACCGACAGCCGCGGTCAACTGCTCGACTACGAGCACGTTCTGCTGAACATCTCGAAGCGCATGCGCGAGCTGCCCCGTCAGCAGGCCATGTGGCTTGCGAACGAGCTGGGCGTCGGCTCCATGTTCAACCAGCTGGAGCTCGGACCTCAGGAGCTTCAGAAGCGACTGGACCACGCTGCATCACTTTCCAAGATCACCGATGAAAGCGTTCGTCGAGCCCAGGAGCTTCAACAGAAGTGGGCTGATATTCGCCAGGAGTTCAAGGCCGCCAGTGAGACGGCTTTTTCGGCATTGGCCCCTCACCTCGAGCGGCTGCTCGATCGATTCATCAACTGGCTGGACTCGGTTGACTGGGACGCTGTCGGCAACAAGCTCGAGAAGCTGGTCGGCCAGGTCAGCGACGTCATCGAGGAGTTCGGCGGTTGGAAGGTCGCGGCCATCGCGGTCGGTACAGCGCTGTCTCTCAAGTTGCTGGCACCGCTGCTTGGCATCATCAGCGCCATTCCAAAGCTCAGTCTCGGCACCAGTGCCATCAGCAGCTTTGGAGCCGCGCTTTCCGCAATCGATCTGACGGCTCTGGCCGGGGTGCTGGCGGCCGCCGGCATCGTTTACTCTCCGGCACTGGGTGGCAAGAAGCACGCGGACGGCAGCTACGACGATGAAGTCGCTCGCCCTACCGGTCCGGCACCTGGCATGGACAACGCGTCGCTGTGGGCCAAGGTCAACGGCCAGCAGAGCGCCTATCTAGGCAGTGCCATGGGCGCGGCCTTGGAGCTTGCACGACGGACGTATAACGGCGACAACATGAGCGCTGACACCATCGAAGCTCAGGCGCGCGACATCCTTGCCCATAAGTGGACAGCGGCTGATTCAGCTGGTACGGACGCGGCGCTCAACTCCAAGGCGTACGGAGCCAAGACCGGCAACGCCGCTTTGTTCGACGCTCTCGAGAGGCAGCACGGCCTACCCGCCGGGCTGCTGAACAGCATATTCATGGCTGAGTCCAGCGGAGGAAAGAACCTGCTGTCTCCGAAGGGCGCTCAGGGCCCGTTCCAGATGATGCCCGGCACGGCCGCTCAGTATGGCCTGCACGGCAGCGACGTCTACGACACGGCCAAGTCTGCCGCTGCCGCTGCCGCGTATCTGGATCATCTTAAGACCATGTTCCACGGCGACATGACAAAGGCCGTGGCCGCGTACAACGCCGGCGAGGGCAATGTCCAAAAGTACGGCGGTGTCCCTCCGTTTGAGGAGACGCAGGCCTATGTCGGCAAAGTACTTGGAGGTATCAAGATCGGTGCCGGCTCCAACGTGGCAAGCACTCGGCCGTCGTCGACCAGCACCTCTGAGACACATATCGGCAAGATCGAGGTGCATACTCCGGCAACGGACGGTATGGGAGTGGCCAACGACCTTCGGAAGGACTTGCAGATGAACGGGCTGATCGCCGAAGCTGACACCGGACTGAACTGACATGAGCGACTCGTCCAAAGCCATTTTGATCGCAGGAGCCACGGAGCTTTACGACCTCCTGGCCCCTCACACCACCCAGTGGGCGATCTACGCCTCGGGTACGTCTGACGAGGCCATCCTTCCGGATAGCTTCGCCGAACTCTCGTTCAAGGGCGACTCGAGGATCTCGACGTACCCGGTCGAAAAGGGCGCCTTCTCCAGCTATAACAAAGTCCAGACGCCGGAGTCTCTCAGGCTCCGGTTGACTTGCATGAACAAGCTGATGGGGCGCGACGACTTTCTTCAGCAGCTACGTCACATGAAGAACAGCACCGACAAGTACGATGTGGCCACTCCCGACGCATTCTACGAAAACATGACCGTCACCTCCTTCGACTATAAAAGGTCGGCGAAGGATGGCGCTACCATGATTACGGCCGAAGTCGTCATGGAAGAGATCCGGGAGACCGGCGCCGCCACCTACTCGCTCAGCTCGACCTCAGCTCCCACGATCAACAGTGACTCTCCCAGCGCTGCCTCTCAGAAGAACGCCGGCACCGCTACGGTCTCCGCCCCAAGCCCAGCGGAGCTTCTCGCTCTGCAAAGGGGGATTCAGTGATGCTATCGATCACGCTACAACCAACTGCCTCCCAGTCGCTGACTGTCAACCTGGCCGGTCAGCGCTGCTTCATCGAGATCTATCAGAAGTCGACCGGGCTGTTCATGGATCTAACGGTCAACGGGTACCCCGTGCTTAACGGCCAGCTCTGCCTGCGTCGGGTGCTTCTTGTTCGGCTGGCCTACCTGGGGTTCATCGGAGACTTAGTCTTTGTCGACACCCTTGGAGACGAGGACCCGTACTACACAGGCCTTGGGTCGAGGTGGACGCTGGTCTACTTGACGGATGCTGAAGTGGAGAGCTACCAGTGAGCTTCATCAAGCGCAAGATCGATGTGCAGCTAGCACTGGATGGAGACACCTTCGATGGCAGCAACAACGTGGTCGTCCTCAGCGGTCTCCGTACGCTGGCCTCCATTCGGAGCTACACCGGCAGCACCGGCTCGTTTGCCTCCCAGCTCGAGATCACCATCTTCGGGATGAAGAACCAGGACATGGCAAAGTTGTCGACGCTAGGGTTCAGCGCCGGCACCTATCGGAAAAATCTGATCAACGTCTTTGCCGGAGACGACGACAAGGGAATGTCTCAGGTGTTCAGTGGAGGAATCACGTACGGCAACGTGGACTACAACGCCATGCCCGACGTCGGGGTGACGCTCATTGCCTCGGCGCTCGCCAACTCTCAGTACAACGCCATTGCCGCCAGCAGCTACAAAGGCTCGATGTCGGTAGCCGATATGCTTGAGGGCATCGCTAAAGCGGCTAACTTGAACTTCCTCAATGCCGGAGTCCAGGCCAAGCTGAGCAACCACGCTGTCGGCGGCACTGCGATCGATCAGATCAAAGACATCTGCAGGGCGGCCAACGTCAGCTACGCCATCCAGAACAACACGTTGGTTATCTGGCCTGCCGGCGCCAGTCGAGACTCGACCGTGATCAACATCGGGCCAGACACAGGAATGGTCGGGTACCCGATGTACATCATCAACGGGGTTGAGGTGGTGTCGGAGTTCAACCCAGAGGTTGAGGTAGGTCGGACTGTGAACATCACGTCGTCGACCCCGGATCCTATCGCCAATGGAGCCCCCGTTCCGGGGGCCAACGGCCAGTTCTACGTGTGGGGCGTCTCCCACGACCTGTCGTCCGAGGTACCCAATGGGCCTTGGTTCACCCGCCTCCAACTAGGTGTGAGCAAGTACAATGCCAACGCAGCCAGCTAATACCCAGCGCCAGGGCGGCGGCACCAGCCAGCTCGACGTCCTGGAGTTCTTCTTTCGCCAGGCCGCGGCCAAGCTACGCACCACGACCATTGTGAAGGTACTGGCTGTGACCAATGCTGGCGAGCTTGAGCCAGTCGGGTTTGTGGACATTCAGCCCCTGGTCCAGCAGGTCGATGGCACTGGGAATGTCACACCTCTGCCTCCCCTCTACAACGTCCCGTACCTCAGGATCCAGGGCGGCACGAACGCAGTTATCCTGGATCCTCAGATTGGCGATCTGGGCATCGCCGTCTTCGGAGATAGGGATCTGTCAGCTGTCGTGGCCGCGAAGGACCAGGGACCTCCAGGATCGTCCAGGAGGCACTCTCTGGCCGACGCTTTGTACCTCGGAGGGATCCTGAACGGGGTGCCATCTCAGTATGTCAGGTTCAGCTCAGACGGCATCGAAGTCGTCTCGCCCACTAAGATCCTCTTGTCAGCACCGAGTGTGGAAATCGACGCCTCAACCCAGTTGAAGATGGTGTCGCCGGATATTCAGGAGCAGGGCCCGGTTCACATTACAGGGGACCAGACCAACGACGGAAAGATCACAGCTCAGGGCGACGTTAGCGGCCAAGGCACAAGTCTCCACACCCACAAGCACAGCGGCGTCACCACCGGCAGCGGCCAGACGGGAACCCCAGTATGAAGACTCTCAAGCTCGACAGCAACTGGGACCTGACCGTCGATGCGTTCGGAAACATCGCTCTCGGCGACGCGGACGAGTCGATCGCTCAGGACGTAGCCAGCGCGGTCCGAACGTTCCTTGGAGAGTGCTGGTACAACACGCTTCTGGGCCTGCCCTACTTCGAGAGCATTCTCGGTAAGCGTCCTGCCACGTCGTTCCTGAAGAGCAAGATCCAGGCCGCCGCGCTCTCCGTGCCTGAGGTAACTGGCGTCTCAGTCGTCAACCTCGGTCTCGCCAATCGAAAGCTTACCGGCACGATCTATGTCACGACGGCGATCGGCGCCACTCCCATTGAGGTGACCTTCTAATGCCCTCCTCCAACGTTCCGAAAATCCAGTTCGTTCCGACCGGCGTGGTGCTGCCCGAGGAAGCTGACATCCTGGCCGGCGTGCAAGCTGACCAGGCTGCAGCGTTCGGTGGAAACCTGAGCACCAGTTTAAGCTCGCCACAGGGCCAGTTGGCGCAGAGCTCGACTGCCATCATCGGCGACAAGAACAACGAGATTCTGAACATCGTCAATCAAGTCAACCCCGACACCTCAAGCGGTCGTTGGCAGGATGCGATCGGCCGAATCTACTTCCTGGACCGTATCGCTGCCACGGGCACTGTCGTCCAAGCCACGTGCGCCGGACTGGTGGGAGCGACGATCCCTGCTGGCTCGCTGGCTCAGGACGTGAACGGCTACAAGTATGCGTCCCTCGCCGACGCAACGATCGGAGCCAGCGGAACGGCGACAGTGAGCTTCCAGTGCTTGACTACCGGTCCCATTCAGTGCCCGACAGGCGCGCTCAACGTCATCTTCAAGGCCGTGACAGGTTGGGAGACAGTGACCAACTTGAGCGCCGGCGTAGTGGGGAACGACGTCGAGTCGCGGGCCGACTTCGAGTTCCGCCGCCGAAACAGCGTGGCCGCCAACGCCGTCAACTCGCCACAGGCGATCTACGGAGCCGTGCTCGGGGTCGAGGGAGTCCTGGATGCCTACGTGATCGACAACCCGCTGGCGACTGTAGCAGACACCGGCTCCACGAACTACCCGGTCGCGGCAAACTCCGTGTACGTGGCCGTGGTTGGAGGGACTGCTGCGGACATCGCGAAGGCCATCTGGAGCAAGAAGTCGCTCGGCTGCAACTACAACGGCACGACCACCTACGTCGTCGAGGACGATAATTACGCGTCACCCAAGCCGCAGTACACGGTCAAGTGGGTGACGCCCGCAGCGCTCCCTATCTTCTTCAAGGTGACGATCGTCAACAATCCGAACATGGTGTCCAACGTCAGCGACTTGATCAAAGCCGCGATTGTCGACGCCTTCGCTGGTGTTGATGGCGGCAGTCGAGCTCGCATCGGGGCGACGCTGTACGCCGGTCGCTACTATCCCGGCATTGCCGGCACCGATCCCAACGTCGAAATTCTGTCGGTCACCCTGGGCACCGCCACGAACCCGACCGGAACGTCGCTCACTGTCGGCATCGATCAGGCCCCAACGTTGGACTCGGCCAACATCCAGGTGGTGCTGTCGTGAAGATCTTGAACTCCGACGGGAGCTATACGCTGGATGCAACGGCTACGCTGCTGAGCCAGTACGCCAACAGCCCAATTATCACTGACCTCGTCGACTACGTGAACCAGTGGATCGACCCGAGCGCTGATCTCGATGCGTTCTACGACTATGTTTGGAACGTGCAGACTGCTCAAGGGTTCGGACTCGACATCTGGGGAAAGATCGTCAACGTGCCGAGGCAGATTGTCATCGAGCCCCTACCCGACTATCTCGGCTTCGAGGAAGCGCTGCCAGGCAGCTTCCCATTCGGCCAAGAGCCGTTCTACTCAGGCCCGCTGACAGGAGACGTCTACAACCTGACGGACGACGCGTATCGGGTGCTGATCATGACCAAGGCACTGGCCAACATCAGCAGCTTCACGGCGCCAAGCGTTAACGCGCTGCTGAGCTTCTTGTTCGTCGGCCGAGGCGACTGCCATGTGGAGGAGCTCGGAGACATGTCCATCAAGTACGTGTTCAACTTTGCTCTGCAGCCCTGGGAGGCGTCAGTTATTCAGCAGACTCAGCTCATGCCTCGGCCGGCCGGCGTGAACGTCACAATCGAAGTCAACGCATAAGGAACCGACCTATGAAACTCGTCAACTTGCCCACTCGTCAGCCGGTTCCGTTCGCCACCAGCGGCACCAGGAACACTATCCCTGCCACCCAGCCGGTAGGAAGCCCCGGCCGCGCCTCGTACAGCGGAGGGTTCCCGAACGAGACGATGCAGCCCATCGCTGCAGGCGGCACTCCTCCGTTTGGCCAAGACTTCAACGGCCTGTTCTTCGACGTCACCAACGAGCTGCGCTGGGCGCAGGCTGGCGGCACCTACACGTATGACAGCGCCTTCTCGACGGCGATCGGTGGTTACCCGGCTGGCGCTGTGCTCAAGAGCACACTGGCCAACGTGCTCTGGATCAGCACCGTCGACGACAACACGACGGATCCTGATGGCGGCAGCGCGTCGGGCTGGGTCGCTTTTCGTCCGAACAGCGGGCAGGCCAGTCTTGCCGTCGTTGCAGGGGATCTCACGCCCACTGCCGCTCAGAAGCTTTGTCAAGTGCTCTCGGTTACCGGCAACGCAACCGGATTGACCACGACGCTGCGCCTTCCGCTGACCGCCGGTGCCAGCTACCTGATCAACAACGTCACGACCGGATCCGGTGCCACGCTCAACGTGCAGGGCGCTACTGGCACCGGCGTCAGCGTCGGTCAGGGCTCGTCTGTCGTGGTGTTCACGGACGGAACCAACTACTACGCCGCGGGCATCAGCGGTGGCCCGTATCTTCCCGCCAGTGGAACCGCGGTCGCGGCCACGAAGCTGGCTACGGCTCGGGCGTTCAACTTGGCCGGCGTAGTTACCTCGGACTTTCCAACGTTCGACGGCACTGCCAACGTCACGCTTAATACGTCGATCGCTGATGGCGCTCTCTCGATCGCTAAGACGAATGGCCTGCAGACAGCCCTGGATGGCAAGCTCTCAACTGGAGGCGGCGCGCTTACTGGGTCTCTTGGCACCGTCGGCGTGACCTTTGGTAGCACCGTGGCGTCTTCTCAGACGGACCTCACCAAACACATCTCGCTGTATAGCACAACGTACGGTATCAACGTCACGTCTGGTACTATCAACTACGTCACCTCGAGCGGACAGCACAAGTTTTGGGGCGGTGCCAGTGCAGGAACGCTGATGCTATCGGTCGATGGCAATGGCAAGCTCTCCGTACCTAACCTCGGCGGCGGACTTTTCGTGGCCGGCGCTTCTGGCGGCGACGCCATCACGCTTGGTGCCGACCGATTGGGCGCCACGAATATGTATGGCTTCGGTAACGAAGCGAACTACACGTATTCCAAGGCGCCAGCTGGGCACCGTTGGTACATCGCTGCCAACTCCGACAACGGCGCCTCCTCGCGCATGACGTTGACGGCCTCCGGATTGACGGTTCTGGGCACAGGCAACTTCACCGGTAGCGACCGTCGATTGAAGAAGGACATCAAGGAGTTCAAGCCTCGCCCGCTCCATCGAACTGTTCGTCTCCACTCCTATCGGCTGAAGGACACCAATGCTTCGATGAAAGGTTGCATTGCCCAAGATCTACTCGCGGCGGAACCTGATTACACGGGTGTAGTCGAGGGCACCGACATCCTGACGGCCAACAATGCAGCTTTGGCCCAGGAGATTGCGATGTGGGCGGCCAACGAAGTTGATCGGATCAGGACCCGGAGCCGTTGGGCAATCGCCCTGCTGGCGCTGGCCGCATTAGTCATGAAGGTGCTGTGACATGACGTCCCCCATCTCGAAAGGCGGCCTTCCGCTCTCCAGCATCTTTGCAGCCTACGTGTCGGGCGCCAAGGCTGCCGCCACCGGTATCCTTGAAAATGGTGTGGACCTCTGCAACAAGTACGCGCCCTACGTCTCGGGCACGAAGGCGGCGGCCACCGGCATCTTCAAGAATGGTGTAGACCTGTGCAACATCTTGGCTAAGCTCGTGACAGCGTCACCACTAGGATTCGACGGCCAGAATTACTCCTCCAGCGGAGGGCGTGGTTCACATACCGTCACGCTGACGATGAACACCGACGGCACATGGACAATCTCGGCTCCCACCAGCGGCAGCCCATTGTCCGGCTCGTGGTTCATCTTCGGTGGAGCCTTGAGCGACTACACTGTTCGCTTCACGATGACCGGCTTTGCGAGCGGCCCGGATCCTGACGGCGGTTCTAACTCGTTTACTAACGGCGCCACGACGGCGGTATCCTTGACCACGGCCCGATCGTGCAGCTGCTCGTCGACGGCCACGACCATCGGTACCGACGCCAGTAACGGCGGCGCGGTCCTTGTGGAGCTGTTCAAGAGCGGCACACTGGTCAGCTCTAGCAACTGTGGATTCAACACCGACGCCGCTGGCACCTGATCAGTCCACCACCTCCGCGCCAATCAACGTCGTCCGGGAGTACCCGGTCTTGCAGACGGTGTTGGCGCGGAGGGCTTTCTCCAAATCCGGAACATCCAGCTTCAGTGTCTCGTAGGTCTCTTCGCGTACGGGCTTGCCGTCCAGACCTTGGGACAGCTTGGTGCACTTCAGGATGAACCGGATCATGGTACGTCACTCCCTGCTGCGTCGCAATCGCTCGATGAGCGCCTTGTTCGGGTGCCTGTAGTTCGTCAAGTAGTCAGGAATCCTGACGTACCTGTTCCCCTTTCTCAGACCGACTTGAGGCGTCCCCACGTCCTCCGGCCAGTCCCACTCGTCGTCCCAGTAGCTCAGCAACCGAGCCATAATCCCCTGCCACCAGTCCGGCATGGCATGCATGAACGCCCTGGGCATCGTCAGCCAGCCGGCCCTTGAGCACCCGAACCACTCCCACAGAGCGTCGTACCCGGGAGAGCTGGCCGGGATTCCACGCGGGCTCAGGGCCGGCTCTCCCATGAATGTGGGATTATCCTGCTCGATGTACCTGGCCAACGAGTCCTCAGCCGTGAGCGCCCTCTTCCTCCAGTACTCGAGGTCCCGGCAGGCTTGAGCGTACGCCTGGCCGTCCCAGGTCTCCCCGGGGCTCATCCCTTGGTCCCCAGGCAGGCTTCATCAAACGCCTCGTCGAAGCGCGCCTCGGAGATGCTTTCGGGGTCTCCCAGGACCTCGCTGAACCGCTCCGGGAAGGAGAAGTCTTGGTGGTTGATGCCTGCCACGGCGGCTTTCCGGAACCGGTCCCAGCGATTAGCATCGGCCGTAGTCTCCTCGATCGGCGTGATATTGGGAGGCGTGTAGAGCGGCACTGAACGGGTTTTCACGTAAACAGGTCGGTTCAATTTCGCGGAGGCACGTTCGCAAGGAGCAAAATTTGACTCGAAAAACTTCTCCTTGATCTCGGCCGCTCGGGCGTCAGCCTGCTCTTCGGTGGTCCCGATCGCGCAGACCTCGCTCGGGTAATCATTGAACATGATAACGAAGACGTTCATAGGTCAGTACTCCACGACGCTGTTGCAGACGTCACACAGGTGGAGACATCCGCTGCTGTTGGGATCGGTGTGGTGAGGCTGGTTGGCGGCGCACTTCGGGCACCAAGCCGCTGCCTTACCCTGCGGCGCGGGCGGGGCGGCGGCGTTGAGCTTCTGCATGTACGACACGCAGTAGTCCCAGCCTTCGGCTTCGATCTGGCTGACCTCGTAGCGCTCGCCGTCCATCAGGACGAACCACTTGCCGTTTTCTTCGATGGACTCATCCGGCACGCCCACGGGCGCGGCGGGGTGGGTGAGTACCCATGTCCGCGCATCGTTCCACCCGGTCGCATAGGCGCCGCGAAATTCAGGCTTGATGAACGACGCGTCGTCCTTCGCCATCAGGCGAGGCACCGCCTCCCCCTGCCGTTCCGCAGGCTGGGCTTCGTGGTACTTGGATTGGCGTTGCGCTGCGCCGATCACCGTTGACCAACGAACGCCCTTGCGAAACACCATGTTGCCGATTCGCGCATCCGCATCGAGCACCATCCCATCCGGCACGCCCACGGGCGCGGCGGGGTGGACTTGCTCAAGCCATATTCCGTTGCCGGGTCCCTCGGCGCTGCGCCCGTCCGGGAGCACCTTGACGGGGAGCCCGGGCGGCTGGACATAGACGACCTTCTCGCGCGGGTCCATGCGCGCGACCGGGTATTCCTTGCCGTGGTAGTGCAGGACGAATTTCGATCCGGCCGCGAACGCGCGGAACAGGTCCATCGGGTTCGTGTACGGCAGCCGTGTGCGTCCCCCCTGCCGTTCCGCAGGCTGGGCGGATAGGGCGGCTTCGAGGGCGGCGTTAGCGTGCTGGTAACACTTCTCGCGCATTCCGTGGCCGATCACGTCGGCGATGGCTTTCGCTACGCGGTCGCGCACATCCTCGCCCACCCGCTCGGCTTGCCGGCGGATCTTCTCGAGTTCGTCTCTGTGCTGGCGAATAGGGGAGCAGAATGCCATCGCCTCCCAGAACTTCTTGGCGACTTCATCAGGCTCGACCTCCATATGGTATTCCACCCTTCCGTCAGGATAGACAGACACCATCGGATCGACGCCGTTCTTGATGATTAGGACCGGGTCGTCGCCTCCGGTCAGGATGATGCTTGGTTCCCTATTCATAAGTCTTGCCTCCTACGACAAGATGCCACTCACGACCCGGCGTAAGCAGCCAGAGATTCTTGGCGTCGCTGTGCGGGTAGACCTCCCCAAACACGATGCGACGGCACCCGGTGTTCATGAGCAGCTTCACGCAGGTGACGCACGGCGAGCACGTCACGTAGCAGGTGTGCACCTCACGAACGTCTTTGCACTGCAGCAGAGCGTTCTGCTCCGCGTGGATTGCCTGGCAGGAGTCGAGGTTCGTCCCGCTTGGGGACTTGGCGCCTGCGCAGGCGTTGGGATACGTGATCTCAATGCTCCGGTCTAGATGAAGCATCGGCTGTTCAGAATTGCAGTGAGGCAGCCCTGCGGCCACCCCGTTGTACCCAGTGGAAAGCACATGGCCGTCCTTGTCGACCAGTACGCAGCCCACTTGGCGCCGGCAGCAGGTACCGCGACGAGCGGTCACCTTGGCCAGCTCCAGACCCCACTCGTCGCGGCTGATCCTCATGTCAGTGAGCCTCCCACCAGCGGTGGCCATCCTTTGACGGTCGATCCCGGACTAGAGCCAACGTCTTCTCCAGGAAGTTGGGGTCGAGATGCATGCCTGGCGGAGTACTCGGCTGCTCGCCAAACAGCGGCTTCGTTGCCTTGAGGCACACCCGCGCCGGATCTACGTCCCGGCTGTACAGGTGGGAGCTCGCCGCCGTCAGGTACAGCAGACCTGGGGTGACAACGTCCTCGGCGAGCAGTTTGTCCTGGATCGACCCAGCCTTATGCTTGTTGACGTACGCACACACCATGTGGCCGATCATCGAGAAGTTGAACACGTCGTACGGCAGCCCCAGCCAGATGTCACTGGACCGCATGAACACGTGGACGTTGAGCTTGCGGTTTCGGATCTGGAAGAACAGCGCGACGGTGCACGGCACATCCTTCGTTGCCGGTGGGCACTGACGCCAGAACGTCATGCCAGCCTGCCTGGAGTTGGGGTCGTCGACCAGCTTGCGCACGACGTAGGGGAGCTGCTTGATGAACTCAGGTCCGTAGGCACCGAAGAATGTCTTGCCGTCGTCCGAGAACTGGGCGATCTTGCTGTTGTACGGCGCAATCGTCTCGACCCGGTCGTCACCGTTCAGGATCCACAGTGCCTCGGCCGCCATGAACCGGTAGTTGAGGGAACGCTCCGGAATGGTCAAGACAGGCCTGAGCATGTTGACGACGAACGTCGCCTGCGGGAGCTCGATCGTGTCGATGCCTCGCGGGCTGATGCGCTCTCCGAAGCGAAGCAGGTTGTCCAGCCCGCGGAGCCAGACGTCGTTGAAGTTGTGGATGTCAGTCACGGCACAGCTCCTTCAGCTGCTTGATGAGCGGGTACTCCTCGCCGGCGTGGAAGCGCTTCCACGCCTGGGGATGCGTGGCCGGCTCGAACGCAAGACCCAGCTCGATCAGCTTGTCCTGCGCCTTGCCACCGAGCGCGAAGATCTTGTCGGCGTTAGCGTAGATCCAGTAGTCGTGGCCGGGATGCGTGAACTGGTCAGCGTTGACCCAGCACAGGCGCATCTCGTCGATGCCGGCTTCGATCAGCTGCCGGGTGAACCAGCGGCTGCACCCCTGGCTGCTGAACGACGCGAACGGCCACTGGAAGCAGGGATCTTGGTTCTTGGGCTCGGCGAAGCTGTCGCCCACCAGCAGGATCTTGGCCTTCAGGTTGCCGGCCGACCACATCGTCGTCTTGTGTGGCAGCGTCAGCTCGCGAAGCGATTCGACGTCTCGCATCAACCCGTGCCAGGCGTCGTTGGTCGTGTAGTCGTACTCTGCCATCGGAATGGCCGTAGTCATCGAGTCGTAGGCGGCGGCAACCTGCAGCAGCTGATCGACGTTCTTGAGGTACTCCTCGCCCTTGCGAGCCTCGAAGCTGGCTTTGATGCTGTCGATACCTGGGTTGCAGCGCACCACGACCGGCTGGCAGCGGAGAGCCAAGCGCTCGAGCATCCGAACATCGGCCGTATCCAGCCGGTTCGCTCCACCACGGAAGGCGTCGCCGTACGGCTTCTCGCTGAGCCAGCAGCGATCCATCACCACCTCCTGGTGTCCGAGGACCGCCGGGAGCATCTGCTCGGCATACATTCGGGCCAGGCCGTCCGTCACCATAGGCAACGGGCCCAGATGAACGAATCGCGCGCCGACCAGCTCGGCGTAACGCTTGGCCGCGGTCGACTTGCCGGACCCATCCGGTCCCTCGAAGATGGTCAGCCGCTTACTGGTCGTCATGGCACAGCTCCTCGTCGACGGTGCCGTCGAAGTCGATGTAGTCAGCCCGGTTGTACCCGTGCCGGTTGAGAATCTGGTGGGTCGTCGGTCCCACCCAGCCCTCGGGCTTGGTCACGTCGACCTTGTGACCGCGCTTCGTCTCGCCGCGGACCTTGGACATGTTGGCCCGCTGGACATCGTCCCACAGCTCCTGCCAGGGAAGGCCCAGCTGGACCGCGGTGCCGATGGCCACGTAGACGAGGTCGATCAGCGCGTCGGCCTGCTGAGCGAGATCCTGATCGAACCCGGCGTCGAGCTCGTAGATGCCGAGCCGCTTGGTCAGCGAGTAGCCGCTGGCCGCGGCGAACTCGTCCAACTCCTCCTTGAGGAACTGGATCCGCTCGCCCAGCTTGCGCTTGGTCAGGTGGACCGGCTGTTCATGGACCAGCAGGCCGAACTTTTGGTGGAACGCCTTCACGTCCGAGAAGTGAGTGTGGCTGAACGTCGGCACCATCTCGACGGCGAGATGAACCGGAAGCTTGACGGATTTGGGCTTCAATTCCTCCGGATCGACTACCGAGAACCTACGGTCCTCTCCACCGAAGGCGTTGAGCTGTTCATCCGCCGAGGCGCCCTGCACGTGAATGACGGCGGGTCTAGTCTTCTCGCCGTAGACAATGACGTCGCCGTTGGGACTGATGGGATGCCCACACCCGGAGCAATGCTCGTAGTCCTGGGCCATATCAGCGCCCTCCCTTCTTCGCGACCTTGGCGCCGCCGGCCGGCTTGCGGCACACCCACAAGTTGTTGCGTGCGTGATCAGGGTGAAGTGGGCCGAAGATGTTGCTGATGGCGTCGTTGTCGAAGTACTGACTGAGTCCATGCTTGACGATATTGATCGAGCGGCGCAGCTCCTCAGTATTGACACCGTCGGCAACAGGAGGAACCTTGCCGATGTGCTTGATGTCCATGAACGTGCCGAACCGGCGCTCCACATCGAAGCCGGCCTTCTCGGTCGCCTTCTGGAGCTCGGGTACAGTGTACTCGTGGATATGGTTCGCCGCATGGCGCTTGCCGTCGTAGCAGGGCGTCGACATCAGCATCACGCCGCCGGGACGCAGCGCCTCGAAGCAGGCCTTCAGCATCTTGGCGCCGTGTTCGACCTTCATGTGCTCGATGACTTCGTAGTGGACCACCACGTCGAATCCGCCCGGCTGCTTCTTGAGCAGCTCCTTGTAGCGCTCGACGAAGTTGAACTCTCCCAGGAAGGTGAGTCGCTGGCTGTTGGACGGCTTGAGCTTGTTCAGGTCGACACCGGTGTAGGTGTTGACGTGCGCCGCCGCGCCGCCGGTGAGGATCTTGCTAAGCGGACGGTCTTCGCCGCAGCCGATCTCGAGAACATGGTCCTTGGCCGTGATGAAGTTGCGGGCGAAGCTCCAGCGCCAGAAGTGGGCCGAGTAGTCTCGGTGGAGGGTGCGGCCATGACCAGCTTCGTGCAACTGGGTGGTGTCATAGTCGCGCTGGTCGCGCTGGATCTCTTTGCTCTTCGGCATGATAGTCCCCTTGGGATCTTTGGAGGTAGAAAACCCGGCGCCTAGATGACGCCGGGCTTAGATGTGGAGCGC